GTTGCAGAAAGTGGTGATTGGGTGAGTGGTGATACAGGTGGTACCACATCTGGAGGTGGTACAAAAACACATGGCTCTCAGGCAACCGTTGTTGCAGCTTCTACTACAGGATATAGTTTTGCAGGATGGTATGAGGGAACATCTAAAGTTAGTGACGCAGCTTCTTATACATTCACGGTCACTGGTCCAAGAAATTTGGTTGCTAGATTCCAGAGGTTGTGGTATACAATAACCTTCTCCGCTGGAACGGGTGGTTCGGTTAGTCCTACATCAGCTCGGGTAGAATATGGTGGATCGGCTTCATCTACTGCAACCGCAAGCACCGGGTATACATTTAGTGGGTGGAGTGATGGCACTAAGACAGCAACTTTGTCATTAACAAATATTACAGCAAATGCAACGTATGCAGCATCATTCGGTTTAAATACTTATGTAGTTACATATACAAAAGAAACCGGGGTAGCTTCTGTTACTCCAACCAGTGAAACTGTTTCACATGGTTCAAATGCTGCGGGTTCTACTGCAACACTTGCTACAGGTTATAATTTCGATGGTTGGTATAATGGCGCGACACGTGTTAGTACGGCTTTGAAATATGGTCCGACTAATGTGACAAGTAATATGACGCTTACCGCTAAGGCGACTATTAAAACATTCACTATTACCGCTACCAGTGATAATACTAATCAGGGAACTGTTTCTCCGGCAACACAAACCGTAAATTATGGTGGTAGTGCAACCGTCACAGCTACCGTTAAAACAGGTTATCAGTTTGATGGATGGTATGAAGGAGCAACCCGGGTTAGCACTAGTTTATCTTATGCATTGTCTAACATAACAGCTAATCATGCGTTGGTTGCGAAGTTTGCGGCTAAGATGGTGACAATGAATGTGAAAGTAAGTCCGACAGGCGGTGGTACTGTTACAAATGGTTCAGCTTCATTCCAAGAAGGAACTGTTAATGAAGTTACGGCTGTTCCGGCTACTGGATATAAGTTTGTTAAATGGACTTATGCTCTGGATAGTAATCCGACTGGTGATGAAACAGAAACATCTACCATCAATCCAAATAGATTTACATGGTCACAAGGTAGAAATGTTACAGCTCACTTTGAAAAACTGAGTTACACTGTATCTTATACTAAGAACGCAAATATTGCATCGATAACCAAGACAAGTGAAACAGTAACTTATGGAGGAACTGCTACATGTACGGCTACTCTTCCGGCTAATACTGCACAATATACATATTCATTTGCTGGTTGGTATGAAGGTTCTACACAGATTTCTACCGCTTTAGCATTGTCTGTAAGTAATATTACGGCTGCTAGAACATTTGAAGCACGTGGAACTGCTACAATTAACCGTTATACTATTACGGTAACAAATGGTAGTGGAGGCGGTACTTATGACTATGGAACTAAAGTAACATTAACGGCTAATACGATAACGGGTAAAACGTTCTCTAAATGGTCTGATGGAGTTACGACTGCTTCACGTGAAATTACGGTAACAGGTAATGCGTCTTATACCGCAAAATACACGGACAATTACTATACGGTGTCTTATGTTAAGGGCACAGGTGTTGCAACGATCAGTAGAACGTCTGAATCTGTTATTTACAATGGAAATGCTTTAGGATGTACTGCTACAGTTACAACTGGTTATACATTCAGCGGTTGGTATAATGGATCGACTAGAGTTTCAACTTCGTTGACTTACGCTCCTACTGGAGTAACGGCTAACATGACGTTGACCGCTCAGGCCACATTAAATTCTTATACTGTTACACCTAGTGCATATTATCGTACTACAGACGGTACTGGTAATTATACTGCTGGAACAACTGGTGGTACTGTATCAGGTGGTGGTACTGTAAGTCATGGTAGTTCTACTACAGTAACAGCTACTCCTGCCATAGGTTATCAGTTTGATGGATGGTTCTCTGCTGGTCCTTCAGGAGGTTCATTACTGAGTTCTTCGGCTTCATATTCGTTCACTGTAACTGGAAGTCAAACGGTATATGCTAGATTTACTAGACGTTATTTTACTGTAACGTATAGTGCTGGAGATTATGTAAGAAGTTTAAGCAGAACTTCTGAAAGAGTTGCTTATGGTGGGAATGCCGCGGGTTCAACTATAACTCCTTTAGCTACTACAGCTCAGTATAGTTATGCAGTTGATGGTTGGTATAATGGGGCTAGTAAACTTACATCAGCAGCCACTTATGCACCTACAAATGTTACAGCTAACATGACGTTGACCGCCAAATGTACTAGAACTTTGAGACAGTATACAATTACTTATGTTGCTGGGGATTACATTTCAACGGTGTCTAGAACATCAGAAAATGTTAATTACGGTTCAAATGGTGCAGGTTCTACGGCTACTGTTATGGCTACTACGGCTCAATACACCTACAGTTTTGTAGGTTGGTATGAGGGTGCTAATAAGATACAAAGTGCTGCCACTATTGTACCGACAAATGTACAGGCCAACCGAACATTTACCGCGAAAGGCACTAGAACTTTAAGAAGTTATTCTATTGGTGTAGCTTTGGATAGTACAAGTGCTGGAAGAGGTACTGTTAGTGGTGGTGGTACTTACAATTACGGGGCTTCTGTTACAGTTGAATGTACATTAAGTAATAGTGGAGATAAGTTTGACGGTTGGTATAATGGATCAACGAAAGTAAGTTCAGACCTTTCTTACTCATTTACTTGTACAGGTGCAGTGACTTTAACAGCTAAGATTCTGTATATCGATGTCACTCCAACTAATTTGTCTTTTGGTTCAGGTGGCGAAACTAAGAGCCTTACTGTTAAGAGTAATATTAACTGGAGTTTAAGTTAAGTTAGTGGGGAGAAATCCCCACTTTCTTAATTCTTATAAAGAATTGAGATTCATTAAATTTTAAAATGACTGTTTTTTATTAATTTTATTCCCTGAATAAAGAAAGTTTATTTAAAAATTAAATATTTTAAACATGGCAACGAGTGTCTATTTTAATGGAAAAATGAGAACTCTACCCGGCATTTATTCCACAATAACTTCCGGTGATAACAGTGCTACCCGTAATTTAGATTATGGGACAGTATTGCTTATTGACACGGGGGTTTATGGAGCTGGATTTGGTGGAGGTTCTGGTATAAATGGAGCAGGAAAACAGGGGTTGGATGCTGTATATTCTTTTACTGATTTACCTTCTTTTAGGGAATTTGTAAAAGGAGGGTTATTTTGGAAAACTGCTGAGGCTCTTTTTACCCCGGACCCTTATAATCCAGATGCGGTTGGTATTAGCAATCTTTTGTATGTACGTGCTTGTACTACTACCCCAGCAACAATGACTTTTGCACCTACTGGTGGGGGAGCAAATGGAGGTAACATCGTTATTAAGACGATAGATGAGGGGTTAAACGCTAACGGTGTTTTAGATGGGGAATATTTGAAATTTGGATATGCTTTTACAGTAATACCCGGTACTGATGATCCGAATGCATTTGTGATGCAGTTTTGGAGAGGAACATATACAGGTGAATGGACTGATCCTGTGACTGGTGTTGTAATGTCTTTCGATGAGTTGACAGTTGCACAATCTGATCCTATTTTGATTTGTCAGTCTCCTGAATGCACTAATTTAGCCGAGTTAGTACAATGGTGTGAAACCGATGATAATTTT